CATTCTATGGTGCTGTTCCAATTCACGATAGGGTTGAATAAAATAAAGTCAAGAAATGCCTTGACATTTGTTTTAATAACATGTATACTGTAAGTATAGAGTGAGAAAAGAGAGGAATTATTATGGAAAACCAACTTAAAGATTATATCAATGCCCAACGTAAAGAGGCAGAAGAGTTCTCTAAAAAAGAGGGTTGTTGGATGGGTTCTATGGTAGAACCGTCTGATACAGAGTATTGGAACGATAGAGTTCCCTCTGGTACTCTTGTAGAGTTCAAAAGAATTCAACTTGAAGAAGATGCTTATTACTGTATTGCTGATGCATATAGTAAGGGTTATGCTCGTTCTATGGATTTTACATCTATGACAGATGCAGAATTGGAGACTGAAATTAAGCATGCTTCTGAGGTTTGTGAAGATAATTTCAAAGCAGAAAAAGAAGCAGAGGCAATCTCAATTGAGAAGTTTAAAACTCTTATCCAAGACACTATTGACTTGGGTGCTGGTGATGAGGAAACTGCTCTAAGGTGGTTGACTGAAAATGAAGAGTTCTATTCTGGACAAGATGTGGAGTCTTGGGTATGGGACAAAGGAATTCTCTTCTGTGACTACGGTAAAAATCTAGTCAAGAAGTTAGAAACAATTGTTAAATTTAAATCATGGGAGAATGTATAATGGTTGATGTGTTAGAAGATATTAGTGTTCTTGAGAGTGCTTTGATTGCAATGACTGAAGGAGCATCTGATGAGAAGAGATGCGCTCTTCATGCAATGGAGACACTTCTAAATAAAAAGAAGCAAATCGTAACTGACTTTGAAAAGGAGTTCGCCCCCAATGATTAGAGACAAAACAACAAAGAGTGAAATCATAATTGATTTGACAGGCCCAGATGGAAATGCATATTCTCTAATGGGAAAAGCAAAAGACCTTGCAAAGCAGTTGAACCTAGACCCTACAAAAGTTTGTAATGAAATGACTTCTGGAGATTATGAAAACCTCATCCAAGTATTCGATAAATACTTTGGAGATTATATTATTTTGGAGAGGTAGACACATGGACGTTTACGAACATTCTATACTTGCCACAGGAGCACTTGCATTGTTTTATTACTTTGGTGTGTATGTTGGTAAAAAAGAAAAGGTTGCTGATATTGTGGGAACAATGTTGGATAAATTAGAAGCAGGTGGATTTATCAAAGTAGAATTAGATAAAAAAACTGGAGAAAAAGAGTTAATACCTCTTGACAAAGCTACTTAAATGATGTATTATATAACTTGACATTGAGAAAGATGAAGGATTATGATTTATAAGGACTTGGAGTCTGCAATTGTTGCCGCAAAAGAAATGTGCGAAACATTGGAGACCTATGTAAAAATTACTAAGGCGAAGGGTGGATATGAACTATTCGGAACTGGAACTTTAGTAGAAACTGTGAAGGAGTAAAATGATGAAAAAAATAACTTATGGACTTTGTGCCATGATGCTAATGTCGAGTACGGCATATGCCCATGATGCACAAGTTACAGATGTAAACAAGAGCGTAATTAATCGTGTACCCTACAATGTAGAAGTGTGTACGAATGTTACTTCTGGTGGGGATAAAACAGGTGATACACTTAAAGGTGCTGTCATTGGTGGTATTCTAGGTAAGGTAATTACCAAAAAAGATAACGGTGCGGCCGCAGGGGCAGTACTTGGTGGAATATTCGGACACGATAATTCCAATGCACAAGCGTCTACTAGACGAGTATGTAGTATTGAAACACGTTATGATGAAAATGTAACCAGTGTGTATTCACACAGTATTGTTACTTTCTATCACAATGGACAACAATACAAAGTATCGTTTAGTAAATAACCAAGAATACTGCCCGTAGCTCAGTTGGATTAGAGCAACAGCCTTCTAAGCTGTGGGTCGCAAGTTCGAGTCTTGCCGGGCAGGCCAAACATGAGGATTTAATGAAGTTTAATAAATTTAATAAGTATAATAGTAAGAAACGTATTTTCAAGCAGGAAGAGCGTCCATCTGGGATGACTGTGATTGTTAGAGATAACGATGTTAATAAAGCAATGAGAGTTTTAAAGAAGAAACTTTTACGAGATGGGTTCTTTCAAGAAATGAGAGACAGAACCTTTTACGAGTCCAAAGGGACTAAGCGTAGAAAAGCAAAAGAACAAGCAACACGCAGATTTAAGCGTAATCAAGAAAAATTGAAAATAGAACGTGGTTATTAAAGAGGTGACTAATGAAACGTACAGTGAAAGTCGAGAGCGACAAAACTTTACCTAAAACTCGCAAACAGCGAAAGCCGATGACTCCAGAACAGAAGTCTGCGGCAGCTGAACGTCTAAAGTTGGCACGAGAAAAACGTCTTAAAGAAAATCCACCAGAATATAAAAGTATCCATCCCTCAGTTTTGGCAAAGGGAGATGACCATGCATGGTCACACCTCAAGGTTAAGGAATGGATAAAAACACAGAAGTCTTTAATGTCTAGTGAACGAGCAAGTATTCGTGCAAAGGTTAAAGGTGCAGAAGCAAGGTATGAGTCTGCTCGTGGTTACATTCGTAATATGGAAACTTACCTAAGAACTGGTGAGTGGTTAGATTTGTTTTGGGGAGAATATCAACAGAACAGATGTAAACAAGTTTGTTTAGTTATGGCGTACCATCCAGACGGAACACCAAAACGAAGTATTGGAGTTTGGTATCCAGACATTCAAACTGAATGGACAAAGGAAATGGAAGAGGAAAATTTTGATGGAAAAGGGTAAGAACGTAATTCAGTTTCCACTGAAGGCAACTCCAAACCCAAATATTAAAATTGACGATTATGCTTTGCAGATGCAACAAGATATGTTATTTACCGACCATCTTACAGAGGGGTTGGTTGTCAATATGATTCACAATATGAGTGAGAATGGTATTGACACTGAAGATGAATCATTCATTGCAGATGTCTCTTTGATAATTGAGCAAGTAAAATCTACGTTGTATAGAAGTTGTAATATACCACATCCCATGCAACAGATTGTTGACACTTTTGTTGAGACAACAAAAGAAGAAGGTGGTAAAACAAGTGTTTACTTAGACCCAGCAATGATGCGTGATATGTTGGTGGATGAAGTGGATGATGAAGATTAATGCGGGCATCGTATAATGGTATTACCTCAGATTTCCAATCTGATGACAAGAGTTCGATTCTCTTTGCCCGCTCCAAAAATCTATTGACATTAGTGCCTTTTACAGGTATACTATATAATAGTACAAAAAAATAAGTGAGAAAATTATGATATTAGTTGATATGAACCAAGTCACCATTAGTAATCTAATGATGCAATTAGGTTCTAAGCGTGATAATGAACTAGATGAGGACATGGTTCGTCACATGGTATTGAATTCTTTACGAGGTTATCGTAGTAGATTCCATGAGGCGTTTGGTGAACTTGTGCTTTGTTATGATAGCAAGAAGTATTGGAGAAGGGATTACTTTCCTAACTACAAATCTAATCGCAAGAAAGACAGAGCAAACTCTGGACTTGATTGGGATACAATCTTTGGAACTCTGAATACACTTAGAGATGACATCAAAGAAATCTTTCCATACAAAGTTATTGAAGTTGAAGGTGCAGAGGCAGATGATGTCATTGCATCAATAGTACAGCATGTTGCTGACACACCAAGTGAATTTGAACATATTCTTATTCTATCTGGTGATAAAGACTTCATACAGTTGCACAAATATAACAATGTTAAGCAATATTCCCCAACTTTAAAGAAATTTATAAATGGAATAGACCCCGACATATATATTAGAGAACATGTTCTCAAGGGTGATAGGAGTGATGGAGTTCCAAACTTCCTTTCGCCAGATAATACTTTCGTTGATGAGTTACGTCAAAAACCATTATCTAAAAAGAAGTTAGAAACATGGGTTGATTTAAGTCCATCCGATTTTTGCTCTGAAGAGATGATGCGAAACTATCAACGGAATAAAACCTTAATTGATTTAGAATGTATTCCTAGTGACTTGAAGGTACAAATTCTGGAAGATTACCAGAATGCTGAACACGGTGACAGGTCTAAACTACTAAATTATTTTATTAACAAGAGATTGAAAAATCTTATGAACGACATTGGAGACTTTTAATATGGTTCAAGATACCTATACACCTCTACTCTCTGAGGTATTAAAGAGAGTGCATAATGCAAAGACTAAATCTAAAAAGATTGAAATTTTGCAGAAGTATGATTGTGATGCTTTAAGAGCAATCATCAAATCTTCATTCGACCCTAACATCGAATGGAAAATACCATCGGGTGAAGTTCCTTTTAAAATGAATGAAGCTGAAGAAGGAACTGAACATACTGTACTACGAAGAGAGTACAAAAAACTATATCGCTTTATTAAAGGTGGCGATGAAAAACTAGTGGGATTTAAACGTGAGAATATGTTTATTCAATTACTAGAAGGACTACACAAAGATGAAGCAGAAGTTATCTTATCTGCCAAAGATAAAAAACTACATCAAACATTCAAAGGACTCTCTGAGAATGTTGTTAAAGAAGCGTTCAATTGGAACGACAATTTTGCAAAGGAAGAACAAAATGCAAACTAACTATCAACATTGTTTGGAGATGATTCTCCATCACGAAGGTGGGTATGTAAACCATCCAAAAGACCCAGGCGGTGAAACCAATCTTGGCGTAACTAAACGTGTCTATGTGGATTGGGGTGGAACTAAGGACATGAAAGATTTGACTGTCGAAGATGTTGCACCAATTTATGAAAAGAATTATTGGGGTCGTCTAAAATGTGACGATATTCCAAACGGGCTAGACCTATGCGTATTCGATTTCGGAGTAAACGCTGGTACAGGACGAAGTGCAAAGTATTTGCAAACAATGATTGGGACAACTGCCGATGGTGGTATTGGCCCCAATACACTGAGGAAACTTGGTGAGTATATTGACGAACATGGTCTTGAAACAACTATCAAGAACTTTCAAGAAGCACGTCAATCTTACTATGAAAAACTAAAAACATTTGAGACTTTTGGACGTGGCTGGACTCGTAGAGTTACAGAAACTACAGAAGAAGCTCTAAAAATGTGTTGACTTATGCGTACCTTTAAGGTATGATATAAACAATGGATGGGAATTCACCTCTCTCTCGACTTTCTCTCTCAGAATTTCCATCCATTACCTCAAAAGCCCTTGTTTTTCAAGGGTTTTTTTTTGGCCAAAATAATGAAGAAATGCCTTGACTTTTGTTCTAATAACATGTATACTATAAGTATAATCAAGAAAGAAAGGAAATTATATGATTAAAAATTTGAATATACCAGAAACTTGTGGGTGGTTGGGAATGATTCTCATCCACGGAGCAACTGCTCCAACCTCAATTTCAGTTCTAATGGGATGGTCAACTGACTTACCCCCATTGAATTTCATACTGTTAGTATGGTTAGGACTGTTCTTGTTCCTAGTAAGAGCAATATATGCTAAGGATACTTTGTACATTGTATCTAATGCGATTGGGTTTTCACTAAACAGTCTTTTATTAAGTTTAATTGCATTTAATTAAAAAATGCCTTGACTTTTGTTATGATAACATGTATAATAGTATTATAAGATAGAGAAAGGAAGTTTATGAACCAGAATTTATTATCAGTAGCAGGTGGAAACAAGTTTGAAAGACATATTGCTGAACAAGTTGTTTGGTATATGATTGGAAAACTGATGCCGAAAATGAGAACCCTAGAAATTGAGGTTGACATTAAACACATTCCAGGCTCTGCAATTGGATTTTGTGATATGCAAGATACCAATAGAGAATTTATTATTGAAGTTCAAAAAGGATTAACTCTGAGAGAGTTAGTAACGACAGTGTGTCACGAGATGATACATGTCAAACAGTACGCTAGAAGGGAAATGGACGCCGCTGGTAAACAGTGGAAGAAGTGTTCTATAGTAGAGGGTACTGATTATTACGACCTTCCTTGGGAAAAGGAAGCTTACCGTCTGCAAGACAAATATGCACAAGATGTTTGGGATGCAGATATTTTATAAAATAAGCCTTGACATCTGGCTAAATGCCTGATACAATAGCTATGTTAACAATGAGAAAGAGGAAATATATTATGATAAACAATGAAATGCAAAAAACCCTAATGGGTATGACAGTTGGTGAATTGACAGAACTACAGAAGTTTTGTTCTGACCTCAAAGTGATGAAAAACAAAACTGGTTTGGCAGTTGGCCAAAGAGTTTATGTTGTTCAGAAAACAAAGAAAACGCCTGGCACTATTAGGAAGATTAACAAGACAAGAGCGATTGTCGATATGGTGACTAACCCTATCAGTGGTGCTGTGTCTGGTTACAATGTTCCATTTTCAATGTTGGAGGCTGCGTAATGACACAAGTTGCTGTAATACATACTGCATTTGAGGATACTCCACAAACCGTTGCGTTTGTGGATGTTCCAGAATTTCCAACTGTGATTGAGACTTTAGAGTACTGTTACAGATGGACTAACAATATTGCTGGTTCATGGAGTAAAGGTGAAATCCTTACTGGTGACAACGGCGAGACTATTAACAATGGTGATTACAATAAGAATGTGAAAGTTGCATCAGACCTACCAGTTTATGATGGTAAGACATATGGAATGCGTTCTACTTCTGTAGGTGACCAGATGTTAATCGGTAATCAGAAGTATGTGGTTGCTGGTATGGGATTTAAAACAATAGATGGAAAGGACGTTTAATTATGAGTGCTGTGAAAAATTTGATGATGGATGTGGAATATTTTGTTTATGACTTCTACACTAAAGATGGTCAATTGACCGAATCTCCAAAAAATATTATTCAGAAGGCAATCGAGAAATTCGGTTATTCTTTTGGATGTTATGCCGCAGAGGTTATCGACAAATCTGAGGAAGAAAACGGAGCGAGTTGGGACTTTGAAAAGTCTGTATCTAAAAACTTAGTCGGGTTTGAGTTTACAAATGAATAAGTTCATTCTAACGCTTGCACTTTTTCTTTCAGTTGGATGTACAACTGTTTATGGGAATGATGTTATCCAAGGAACAACTCTGTCTGTTGATGGAGTTGTTGTGGAAACAAAAGACCCAAATGGCAATCCAATTATCATTGATGGAACTACAGATAAAGTGCAAGTAATTTATTACGGTAATTTGTGGGGTCAATTATTTGACCCAAAACCAGTGCCATTTACTGACCCTAGTCAACCTAGATGTAAAGCAACATGGCACAACGCTGGGACGGTATGTGATGTCAATTAATGAACTATTAATCTCTCTTTTGGTAACTGTTTCACCAGTAGAGATGGATGATAAACTTGTTATAAATGAGTTTTTAAATAAAGAAGCAGTATGTCTTACACAGAATGTGTATCACGAAGCAAGGAATCAACCACAGGCAGGACAGATGGCAGTGATGTCAGTAACACTTAATCGTGTGAAGGATTCTAGATTTCCAAATACTATTTGTGGAGTTGTAAAACAGGGGCCTCATCGTCCTAGTTGGAAAGGCACTGGTGAAATGATACCAGTTCGTCACAGATGTCAGTTCAGTTGGTATTGTGATGGTAAGTCAGACTCAGCACATGATAAAGATACATATAATTCAATTTATGTCTTTACAACTGGACTAGTTTCTGGTAGAATAAACCTATTAGATATAACAGATGGTGCAACACATTATCATGCAGATTATGTATCACCGTCTTGGGCAAAGACTAAAACTAAAACAGTGGAAATCGAAGACCACATATTTTACAGATGGGAGAAAAGGTGAATATATTTTATCTAGATGAAGATGCAAAGACAAGTGCAATGATGCATGTAGATTCCCATGCAAGTAAAATGATTATTGAATATGCTCAACTCATGTCTACTGCACATCGTGTATTGGATGGTAAACAAGTAAAACGATTAAGTAAAAAGAATCGTTTGCTTACAACTTATGACCATCCAGACCCACAACTAGACCATACTTTGTACAAATCTTGTCATGTCAATCATCCTAGTGGTATTTGGGTGCGACAGTCTAAGAAAAACTACAGATGGTTGTATGAGATGTGGACAGAACTGAATACAGAATTTATGTACAGGTATGACAAAACTGTACCACATGAAAGTTATCGTAAACTAAAGTGGGCATTATTCAGTCCACCAGAGAATATGCCTGAGGGCGAGTTTACAGAACCCCTACAAGCAATGCCTGATGATGTAAAGAACGATTCTTCAATTACGGCATATCGGGATTACTATATAAAGTATAAACAACATTTGGCATCGTGGAAGAAAAGAGGTATGCCAATTTGGATGGAGATAAATAGTGTTACATAAAATAAGCGATATGTGTGATAAAATTAATTCAATTAAAATAATGAGTGACAAACTTAGGGTTATGAAATACAATGAACCTATAGCAAACAAAGGCGATATTAATAATCTCATCGAAACCATACAGGCAGATTGTCTTTTAGTAGCAATGGATAAAGGTGAGTACTGGAAACCAACAAAAGAGTCTTTAACAGACTTGAGTGTTATGAGTCCAGAAGAAGAAAAGGAATGGAAAATTCTAGAACAGCAGCAAGATAGGCGACACAATCAAACTGCATTTAAAGGAAAAATATAATATAATGCCAACATTTACATTTATGAATACTGATACAGGTGAGGAGTTTGATGATTTCTTATCTAATGACCGTAGAGAAGAATTGTTAAAGAAAAATCCACACATTAAACAGATGCCATCAATGTTTTCAATTACTGGTGGAACTGGTGATAGAATTAAAAATGATTCTGGTTGGGGGGAAGTTTTATCTAAAGCTGCAGAAGCACATCCAGATAGTGAGTTGGGACAAAGGTACGGTAAACAATCGTCAACACAAATTAAAACAAATGCGGTGTTAGCTAAACATCGTGCGAAATGGAGTAGTAGCTAATGGCTAAAGCAAAAGACATTAAACTTGAACAAATGGTTGCAATCAAACCATTAACAGATAATCAAAAGAAAGCATTTGCATCTTATAAGGCAGGAAAGAATTTATTTCTTTATGGTGCGGCAGGAACAGGTAAGACGTTTGTAGCACTATTCAATGGACTACAAGATGTACTGAGACATGAGACACCTTATGATACAGTGTACATGGTTCGTAGTGCAGTACCAACTCGTGAGATTGGATTCTTGCCAGGCGATGAAGAGGATAAGACAGCATTGTTTCAAGTTCCTTATCAGAACATGGTTAAGTTTATGTTTGAGATGCCTGGAGAAAAAGAGTTCTCTGGATTGTATGACAGGTTGAAAAATCAAGGTTCATTGATGTTCTTGACAACTTCCTTTTTGCGTGGTATTACATTAGACAATGCAGTTATTATTGTAGATGAATGTCAGAACTTGACGTTCCATGAATTAGATACAATCATCACTCGTGTTGGACAAGATTCAAAAATTATTTTCTGTGGTGACTTCTTTCAGACCGACTTATTGAAGCATAGTGACAAACAGGGAATGGTAAACTTTATGAAAATCCTAGATGCAATGGAACAATTTGATAATATCGAATTTACAATCGGTGACATTGTACGTTCTGGTTTTGTAAAGGAGTATTTAATCAACAAAATCCGATTAGGAGTTGAATAATGGCGAAGATGTACGGAGCAACTATTGCACATGAAGGTGTGTCAAAAGGAACTTCACTTGGACGTAAACCAATTACTTCCACAATGAACAAATCGAAAAGACGTAGTTACAAGAAATATAGAGGTCAAGGTAAGCGATAAAGCTCTTGACATTGAAGTGAGTGTGGTGTATAATACACTATAAGATTAAATAATGAGGATATAATATGTTTGAACATAAACCAGTAACCATCCCAGAGGTGAATACTAAGAATGTAAACCGTAAGCGTTTCTATGAAACTCCTACAGGTTTTTACCCATCAATCACAACTGTGTTGGGGGTTCGTAAAGATAAGAAGGCAGGACTCCAAGCATGGCGAAACCGTGTTGGAAATGATGTTGCAAATCATATCATGCGTACTGCGGCAGCTCGTGGAACTGCTGTTCACTATATGTGTGAGGACTTCCTCAACAATAAAGAAGTGGTTAAGGATGAACAGAAATTCCTACCTTGGTGTTTGTTCTCACAACTAAAACCAACTTTAGAGAAATCAATAAATAATATTTTCGCACAAGAGTGTGGACTGTGGAGTGAGAAGTATCGTGTTGCTGGTCGTGTAGACTGTATTGCAGAATGGAATGGTGTTCCATCCATTATCGACTTTAAGACTTCTCGTTCAGAACGAAAAGACGATTATAATTATGAATATTATATTCAGGCATCTGCTTATGCAGAGATGTTTGAAGAACGTACAGGGATTGAAATCAATCAGATTGTTATCCTTGTAGTAACAGAAGATGGTTTAGTCCAAGAATTTATTAAAGAGAAGCATGAATATCTTCCTGCTCTCGTAGAGACAATTGACCTCTTCACAGAAGAGTGGGTTAAAGAAAATGAAGAAAGTAATGCTATCAATACTACCAGCGCTACTGTTTAGTACTGCTGTTACGGCAGAACCATATTGGGCATCAAAACCTGTTCAGTGTGGTAGTACAGAAGAAATAATTGCAATGTCAAGAGCATACGGGCAACAACCAAGTGTTATATTTGAAGGTGTGAGTATCTTACCAAATGGCCATGGACAAAAATCTAAGTTTATTATTGCAACAAATGAAAGAAAAGGAACTTGGACTCTATTTGAGTTTCCACATGGAAGTGATATGGGTTGTGTATTAGGTTCTGGAAGCGAACATGTTACACTTGTAACAAATAGTACGAAAAAATTTGCCTATTGACAATCAAATGTTTGTGTGGTATAAATATAATACAGTTTGCTTGATGCAGACCGAAAACTATATAGGACTTGGGGGCAGTACCCAACGCCTCCACCATAATTACTTAGGAGAAGTACATGAGACAATGGTTACTTAATCTGAAATTTGTTGTTATAACAAAAGACTACTTTGCAGAACGCCAACGTAAGGCAGATGCAAAGATACCGAAATACCTTTCGGGTGATATGAGTAAACATCGTTTGCATACTACAAAGTATGAAGACCTTTGTAAGTAATTATGATGGGGGCGAACTAGGATCGACTAGTAGGAATAGGAAAGTTTAGAACTGTCGGGTGACTCCGAAAATGGTCAAAAACGATAATTGCAAATGACAATTATAATCCTGTAGATTACGCACTAGCTGCCTAATCGTACTGAGTTTTGAGGGTGTACTTGTAAACAGAAACATCCTCACCTTATTTGTCAAAGGGTGATGCCTTAATACATCCATGCAGACCCACGGTTAGTCTGTTCGTTGCACCCAGTACTTATACACTGGCTCTGCTTTATAAGGTTTGGGAGAGGGCATCCTTTCTACTCTCTCCCAAATCAACCTCAATAGGAGTTTGTTATGAAAAATAATTTAGAAGAAATTGCAGTGATGACGCCCAAGAAATTTGCACTGATGATAGAAAAACTGGTTAATGCTGGACTTGGACAAACAACATATATGGATGCAATATTGGATTATTGTGAAAAAAATCAAATGGAGCCAGATATGATTGCTCCTTTAATCTCCAAACCACTCAAGGAAAAAATAGAAGCAGATGCAAGGAAACTAAATTTCTTGCCACGAGTAGCAACCCTACCAATATAGGATATTTCTAATGGAAGCGTGGGATTGCTATCGGATGTACATTGGTCTGAAACTACACTTTACTACAGATTACGACTACAAAAAGTATAGTGGTAAAACATCAGCAACCAAAGCATCTTTCTTAAAAAGAAGGGACAGAAACTTTTTTGCCAAGACGGCAAGAAAATATGACGATAAGACTTTAGATTACTTCATTGCGAACTTCTCTAAATCACCAAAAGGATACATAGGTGAATTTAATGAGGAGAACTATATGGAGTGGAGCAAAACTAAACAATCTTTGTCATATAACTTTTTAAATGATATGTCACTATTATGTTTGCAAGTAGACAATTTTAATTCAATTTTCTCTTGCTATAATGGACAACATAGTGTATTATTAAAGAACTTCCTCGCAAAGAGGATACGATTAGAAACGATGGTAATTCTTGAAGGATTGCTGTCATATGTCAAACAGCATGATGAGGATATGAAACATGATTTAATTTGGCCAGATGCAAGACGTTTAATCGTCAAGTATGGAGTGTTTCTTTCTTATGATAGGAAGAAATGTAAATCGCAACTACTCAAGCTGATAAAGGAGACTTTCTAATGTCAGACGAAATCATTCGAGAACGAGATTTCTTTCGTGCAAAATTGCAAGAAGCAATCTCAAGAGTGAAAGTGTTGGAGGGTGACAACGCAGAATTGCAAAAGCGTGATAGCGAAGTTACCAAACGGTTGAACGAATTGTCCAACCAACCCAATACTAACTATCGTCCACGTTACCGTCAAAAAGGTAACTAGGACAATATCCTAAGTAAGATAATAAACTGCTTAATTATCATGGAGATGTTATGAAAACAACAAGACTGTCACACACTAAATGGAAAATTGAAACGATAGTAAATGGCAAGATTAAAGAAGTATTTTATAACTTCCCATTAGTACTCAACCAAGTAGGTTGGGATTTTGAATGTATTAAAAAGGCGAAAGATAAAGATGGTGACTGAATCACAAGGAATACAGAATATGGTTACAAATACCAGATTAATTAGTTACTCGCAACCACCAAAAGGAGAATTGTATGTCGGTGAAGATATCCAAGAACTTATTGCGTATTGCGCCCGTGTCTCCAATCCGGCCAACCAAGCAAGTCACGAAACGAGTGAAAAACTTATCAAGTACCTCGTTAAACACAAACACTGGTCGCCTCTCGAAATGGCATCTGCTTGCATAGAGATTGATACTACTCGTGATATTGCACATCAAATTGTGCGTCATCGTAGTTTCGCATTTCAAGAGTTTAGTCAGCGATATGCAGAACCATCTGCAATGGGTGACGAATTTACGATACGAGAATGTCGTTTACAGGACACTAAGAATAGACAAAACTCAATTGAAATTGAGAGTGACCCATCTATTCAAGAGAGTGTTAAGATGCAAGAATTAATTACAGATTGGCGCCGCAGACAACACGGTGTTATCAATCAAGCAAAACAAGCATACCAATGGGCAATTGACAATGGTATTGCAAAAGAACAAGCACGTGCTGTCTTACCAGAAGGTTTGACTAAGACACGACTTTACATGAACGGTACATTACGTTCATGGGTACATTATATTGAGTTACGTTCTGAGAACGGAACGCAAAAGGAACATATGGAAGTTGCACAGAAATGTGCATTAGAGATTGCTAAAATCTTTCCATTAATAAAGTCATTATAGTTTGAAAAATCTATTGACTTTAGGCCATTATTAATGTATTATATATAATGTTACATAATGAATAACGTGAAATACTTTAACATACGATAAACATACGGAGAATAAAATATGTCAATTTCAGCACTAAGAAACCAGAACAGTCTGGATAAATTACTTCAACAAGTCCAAAAGGATGATAAGCCTAACACGGAAAAGAAATCATACGTTGATGAACGTCTGTGGAAACCAGTTGTAGACAAATCGGGTAACGGTTATGCCGTAATTCGTTTCTTGCCTGCGCCTGCTGGTGAAGAACTTCCTTGGGTACGTTTATGGAATCACGCATTCCAAGGCCCAACTGGACAGTGGTACATTGAGAACTCTTTGACTACTATGAATCAGAACGACCCTGTGTCAGAGTTTAACTCTGCCTTGTGGAACTCTGGTGTAGAGTCAGATAAAGAGATTGCAAGGAAACAGAAACGTAAATTGCAATACTACTCAAATATCTACGTTGTTGAGGATACAATGAATCCAGAAAACAATGGTAAGGTGATGTTGTATAGATATGGTAAGAAAATCTATGACAAAATCATGGAAGCAATGCAACCAGAATTTGCAGATGAAACACCAATTAACCCATTTGATTTATGGGAAGGTGCAAACTTCAAACTGAAGATTCGTAAGGTTGACGGATATTGGAACTATGATAAGTCAGAGTTTGACAACCCTGTACAATTGAAACCAACGGATGAGGAACTAGAGTCAATCTATGGCAAAACTCATTCACTCGCTGATTTCACGGCTCAATCTAACTTCAAATCATATGATGAGTTGAAGGCAAGACTAGATGCTGTTTTGTCTGGAACAGTTTCAACTGCTAAAACTGCAGCTGCAATGGTTGAAGAAGATACTGTGGATTTTACTCCACCAGTTTCGACTCCAACACCAGAACCACAAACAGCGCCATTCTCTGCCACTAATGACGATGATGACGATGCAATGTCGTACTTTGAGAAGTTAGCAAACGAGTAACGTGGGATAAGGTCTGCTGGGCAACAGAATTCCTTAGTGGTTGAATTGGATTCACACTGAAAGAACCAGAAACTAGAGACACAATCTTCGGATTGGGGAAAGGGTTAACACTTCGGTGTTGACCCTTTTTTTATGTGTCAAATATTCATTGTTGTCAAAACAATGACATTACCTAAATAATATATACGAAAGGATAGGTACAATGTACGAATGGAATGAAAATTACCTTTTTGCTATATGCATTATTATTATTACATTATCTTTTGTCTGGGTTGCATATATTTACTTTGATGTTCAATATAGAGGAATAGATGCTGAATGGAATGCGACCTTTACCTCGCCTAAGGAATTTTGGATTATAGACCAATAAGTATATAAATAAAACTTGTTGTATAAATAGACTAGAGAGTGTCTTAGACAGGGTAATTTTAGTAAATAGTAAATTAGAGAGAGAATATATGGATGTGTTTCAATTCATTGGTGAAGTAGGAGCCCCAATAGCGGGAGCGTTGGCAGCTGGATACTTTGTCTTTCTCACAATTGGTTTCATACTTGATGGGGTTACATCAAGTGTAACTACCCTTAAAAATATCATTGGTGCATTAGATAATCGTGTCCAAACTATGAATAATGATTTGGTTAAGATAGATGCATTGATGAGTTATGCGTTTGGAGTAAAACCTAATATTGATAGGATTGCTGCAAACGAAGGTAAAGATGACGCAAGGCGTGATTGAGGGGGAAAATGGTTGGAAGAATTAGCGAACGTAATTAGTCAGTATGGATTTCCCTTAATAGCCGCATGTGGAATGGCTTACTTCATATATTTTATATGGCAGTGGGTGACAAAGACTATTGACCCTGTAATCGCACAAGCACAAGGTACGCTTATTGCATTGGTAGACAGGGTAAGAATGTTAGATAATGACATGATAAGATTAAATACAAAACTCGCAATGTTATTAGAACATTACGAAAAAACAGGTAAACCATTAGACGGTGACCTTGAGGAGATAGTGAAAAAATATGGGAGCTCTAGCGAACAGTTTAAACAAAAGTCTGTTGGTAGGAATACTACTAACAATAGCGACAAGTAGTTCTGCACAAGACTTAGTACATGAATTTGGAAGTCCCTCTTTTAGTGGGATAGGACAATCCCAACACTTTTTGTCAATAGAACAACTTCAGCATCAACGTAAAGAAAAGATTAAGGATGATGCAGAAGCAGAAGAACGAAGAATTGCAAGAGAAGAAGAAAACGAAACTATTAACAAATTTATTAATAACGTAGAATCTCGTATCTATGCACAAATTAGTAAACAGATGGTTGATAGTATGTTTGATGATACTGGTGCATTAACTGGTGAAGCAGACTTAGATGGTGCATCCATTTATTGGGTGAAAGATTTAACTACAAATACAATCACAGTAACAATTACTGAAGAAGATGGAACATTTACAGAAATTACGGTGCCGTTAGATGGATTTGGATTTTAAGAATATGGAGCATATACTATTTTTTATAATAGCAACGTGTCTGCTCGGAGGTTGTGCTACAAGCGTTGAACAAAATTTAGATGTAAAACCGCCAGTCGAATTTGTGTCTGGGGTACAACAAAAATTAGAAGATTTGCCTAGACTAGATGCTCCTGGCATGACTATTGCAGTATATGAGTTTAAGGACTTAACTGGGCAAAGAAAACCTAGTCAAAGATTTTCTCAATTATCTACGGCAGTAACACAAGGTGCAGATTCATGGGTTATTGATGCACTACAAACAGCAGCCAATGGAGATTGGTTCATTGTTATAGAACGAGGTGGACTTAATAACTTAGTCAAAGAACGACAGTTAGCAAAATCCACATACGAACAATATGAAAAGGGTGAGGCAAAACCGCAACTTAAACCACTGAAGTTGGCAGGTTTGATTTTAGAAGGTGGTATAATTGGTTATGATACAAACACCATAAGTGGCGGTACAGGACTTCGTTATTTTGGTGTTGGTGGAGACACATCTTATAGAACTGACCAAGTCACAGTTTCAATGCGACTTGTATCGGTAAATTCTGGTAAGGTTTTAATGACAGTAAATGTTACTAAAACAATTGCTAGTGTGAAGGATGATTTTAATGTGTTTAGGTTCTTTGAAATGGGAACACGAGCATTTGAATTTGAGTCGGGTGCTTCGGCAAACGAACCAACATCCGTGGCAGTTAAGACTGCTATCGATCAAGCGATTATTGACATGATTTATAAGGGAGAAGAGAAAGGCTTGTGGGACTTTGAACAAGACCTTTACATAACCAAAGAGGACGATTAAGTTTAATAAACGAGTCGTTAGGAACATATGAAAAAAATAATAATAAGTTCTTTTATTTTTGTTATGGCAATGACGGCTGCAGTACATGCTAATGATATTTACATCACGCAAGCTGGTGATAATCTTGATTTAGATATTACACAAGATGGTGCTGATAACAAAGTGGGAACAAGTACAACAGATATGACAATTAATGGTGATGATATGAATTTTAGCATTACACAAACTGGAAGTACTAACACCATTGCTGCGATTATTAAGGGTGCAACTTACACTGGTACATGGACATTTACAGGTTCAAGCAACACGGTAGATTTAGATTGTAGTTCAAGTGCAGCAGGAAGTTGTGATACAGTAACATTGAATATAGCAAATACTGGTGACGGTAACGCATACACATTTGATGTGGGTGAAACTGGTGATGCAGATAACGCTGTAATTAACTTTACTGTAACAGGTGATAACTCAATTATTAATTCAGATATTGATGGACAATCTGCAGCATTGACTGTTGTTATGAATAACTCTACTTCACTTGCAACTACAAGTGTAGGAAGTGATGAAGGTAACGCAATAACAACGACTCAAACTGGAAATGGCGATTCTCAAGGACACACTACTAATTTAAATGTCACTGGTGGTGGTGGAACAATTGATATTACACAAACAGGTGTAAACGATAATATAGTCGATATGACTATTGTTGGCGATAGTTTTGATGTTGACATTATTCAGCAGGACTAGTTTTCTACTTTTAATTTTAATCTTTCCTCATATTGCATTTAGCAATGTGGGGGAAGTTATTGAACAAAAAGGTAGAACTAATGTAGAGAGAGGTAATGACACCTTTCAAGAAATCGAACAGGAGTTCTCTGTTAAAAGTATGGACACAGTTCGTACTAAAGATGGTAGGACTGCAATACAATTTGTTGATGAAACACGAGTAGATGTTACTGAACACTCTAAGTTAGTTATCGATGATTTTGTATATGACCCTAATACTAAGACAGGTTCGTTATCATTAAAAGCATCTTTTGGGACGATACGATATGCGTCTGGACAGATTGCTAAAAACTCAAGACAGAATGTAAAGATTAAAACCCCAACTGCAACAGTGGGTGTTAGAGGTACAGACTTCTCAATGACAGTTGATGAGTTAGGTTCTTCTACCATTGTTTTGTTACCATCATGCAATACAAATTATGTATGTGTGGTTGGAGAAATTTCAGTAGCTTCAGAGGTTGGTATGGTGATAATGAATCAGGCATTCCAAGCAACAGTTGTTGCTAGTCCATATTCAACTCCTATGAAACCAGTAGTACTTGATATGGATGAGCGTAGTATTCTTAATCTATTGATAAGAAGAGCTCCAGTAGAAATTGATGCTCAACTAGAGAAGATACGAATTGAAAAACTTGCAGACTTCTTAGGAATTGATTTCTTAGAATTTGATTATTTCAAAGAAGAGTTAACAATAGATGACAGGGTAATCTGGCATACTGGACTAGAAATAGACTTTCTTGCAAATTCATTTTTAGTAGATATTTTAACTCTATTAAATAGACAGTTAGCATTACAAATGAGAAGTGAGTTTGAAAAAGGTGCAGACGGTATTAAGTTTGGTAAAGACCCAGAGACAGGTATAGAGATATACGATCAAACACAAAACTATTTGTTTAGAAGAGATAGTGGTAGTCACATTTTTCAAATGTACTTAAATAAAAATAACACATATAAGATAAATCTAAAACAAGATGCTGTAGAGTTTTACGATATACTAATAGGAGAAGAGGGAAAAAATGATGTCACTATTATTCAAATCCGTTAGTATTTTCTTAATAGCATTACCATGTTTTGCAAATGAAATTTATGTAAGACAAGTTGGTGACAACTCTGACTTGACTATATCACAAGATGGTGCTAACAATAAGATAACTGGTTCGGGTGGTAGGGCTCTATTGAGTGGTAATAACACAAGCACAACCTTTACACAA